ATGAAAAAAGCCATTTTTCTCTTTTCTGCACTTATTCTTTGGGCTTGTGGTAAAAAGGAAAAGGTAAAAGCTGAAAAAGGAGGTATTGATATAGTCTCTAATGTCTATTTCAATGCCTCTAAAAGCTTGAATGATATGAAAACAGTAGTAGTATCTAAATTGAACTACAAGGGAGATACCATTGTAGAGCTTGTTCCTAATATAGATATACCCGAGTTTACTGATTATATCTACCTTATCAAAGATAGCCTTGCTTTCAATATCACCGATAAGAATACGCAGCAGTTTATGTTTACAGATTTACCTAAAACTCCTTCAATACCTATTCTTAAAAAAGAACAGGGAGCTATGTTTAATTTGAAGATGATACCTAAATTTCATCTTCGGAAGGATATTAACGACACTATTCTGTTTAAGAAGTCTTACAAGCGCTTCAGTATTAACGATGGTGAGAACCTTACAATGTACTATGTACACCCTACCGACACCCTACTGCCGTATGCGATATACCCTTACGAGGGCAATAGGTACGGAGGGCGTGTAGAAAGAGTAGATATGTACAACATAAAGAAGGATATTTTTATATCTGTACAGCTACTTACCCGCAATACTTGGGATAAGGAAGCGCAAAATCTATTTGATTTTAATGAATTTATAAAAAAACGCAAATAAAACCTATTCCTATGGCTAAACTACATATTCCAGAAGACGATGTACAGAAAATTGTGGAGAATACCTCCGTAGTCGATTATTTTTTCTACCTTGAACAGAAAAATAGGGTGAAATTCGACCGCCAAAGAGGGCACGATTATTATTTTGTTACTGATAACGAAAAATTCTCAGTAGATGAGAAAGGCTACTATGACTTCAAAGCAGGCAAAGGGGGGAAGATTATCAAAGCAGTAATGCAAATGGAAGGTAAAAATTGGTTAGAAGCAGTAAATTTCTTAAAGGACTTTTCTAATACCACTATTAGCCAAAGTGCTCAAACTGCAAGAGACCGCCGCCCAGCTCCTACTCAACACTCTAATACCCCGCATTCAGTTATTACTAACATAGTGGTACCTAATAATGACAAGTTGTTAGAATACTTTGCCCAGCGAGGTATTTCAAAAGAAATTCTACAACAATACACGCAGCAGGTACATTACCGCAATATAAAAGAAAATAAGGACTATTTTGGTATAGGAATACCCAACCAATCAGGGGGTTATGATATTCGTAATCCTTACATAAAAGCCAAAGTAGGAGCAAGCGATATGACAGTTATCCCTGGTACACGCAATGAAGCTGTAGTATTTGAGGGTATGACTGATATGCTTTCTTATCTGCAGATGGCTAAAGATAACGGCAAGCCCAACGACCGTACATTAGTAGTACTAAACTCTGTGACCAACACAGGTACCTTTATAGAACGTTTTAAGAATTATACAGGCAAAATACATCTTTTTTTAGACGGTGATAAAGCAGGAGATGATGCTACTCAATCTATACTTAACAATCTGAAAAACAGTATAGACCAACGAGGGGCTTATGGTATAGGTAAAGGTGAAGTAAATGACCTTAATGACTTTCATATAAAAGTGTTCAAACCCTTGCGAAATCAAAATAAAAGTCGTACATTTGCCTCTGAAAATAACATACAAAATAATTCACAAAATGGAAGCATTACAACTGAACCCAACAGAGTATCCTCACCTGAGCCAGTGGGAGAGCAATCACCTGAACCAAACCTTAGAGAACCTCTCTCGCCAAACCAACCCCAGCAAGACGGAAATAACCCAAGCCGACAAGCAATGGGCAGCAACGATGTTGGAAATGGACTTAGCAGCGCAGAGCGGAGCGATTTGGGAGGACGAGAAGGAAGACCCCAAATGGGCAGCGATAACGGAACACAATCGCAAGTTCTATCAGGAGTTGGAAGCTCAGGGGAAAACTCTAATGTCAGCCGAACCCGAAGTACCGGAGGAAGTACTTCAGGAAGCCCTCAGACAACAAGAGAAGGGCAGGAAAATAAAAGAGATATTCGACCTTCACAGACAGAAGGACGAAGCGAAACTCAGCAGAATACTTCTCAAGGAGACAGACCCCGAAGTGAAAGAGAAAATAAGACAGCTATTACTGGATTTGAACGATTTACCTATATAAACAAAGTCGCTTCTCTCTCTAAACTCGCTAAAGGAAATAAAGTCAGCAATGAACAAATAAAAGATTTGGTGAATTTGCTGACTTTTGTCGATAAAGACAATACTATAAAAATCAAGGAGGGGGTAACCATTACAGATAATATCAAAGATATTGTCAATCACTACAAAAGTGGTGGTATTACCAAAGATAATCGAGGGGTATTAGATGAGTATTACACTGATGAAAAGCTGGTAAATGCCGTTCGTAATCTTATCAAAGATAATTTTAAAGGCAAAACTGCTATCAATATATTAGAACCCAGTGTAGGTATGGGCAATTTCCTACACGCTACCACCGATTTAGGGGTAAAAACAAATGTAACAGCCTTTGAAATCAATGATACTACTGCTAAAATAACCAAACTTCTACATCCTGATACACAAGTAAACCTACGTTCGTTTGAAACGGAATTTGTTACCGACAATGGTACCAAAAAAAACTTTACCCCCCAATATGATTTGGTACTGGGTAACCCTCCTTATGGTAGTCATAGAGGGCTTTATTTAGGTTTAGGAGAAGAAAAAAAAATAACTCGATACGAAGATTATTTTGTAAAGCGTTCCCTCGATGTAATGAACGAGGGTGGAACCTTGGCAATGGTGCTCCCCTCTGGTTGGCTTGATAGAGCCCATAAGCTCACAGGGGCTGAGCTTACAGACGCTTACCGCTTGCCTAATGGAGCTTTCAAAGCTACTAATATAGGCACTGATATTATTATTCTTAAAAAGAATAGCCAACAACCCTCGCACGATATTACTAACTACTTTCAAGAAAACCCTAACAAGGTGTTGGGCGAGAAAGTGCAGAAAAAGAATAGATTTGGACAAGAGGAAGACTATATAAAGGGTAGCTTAGACGATGCTCTTATACGCTTACAAGAGTTTGCTACGCAGAGAGTGCAACCTGTAAAGACACAACAAACTGCCCAAGCCGTACAGCTTGATATGTTTGCTGCCTTTGATAGTGCACCGCTACCAGCTCCTAAAGTTACTATTGCAGAAAAAGAAGAAGCTGCTCCTACTGTTTCTGAGGACGAATACAATAACTTATTGACCGAATCAAAAGAAAAAGTAAGACAGACAATAAAAATCTTACAAAATATAAAGTTCAAATCATTAGCTGCTCTTACAGAGTGGGATAATTATGCTGTTTTATTGAAGAAACTTGAGAGGGAAAATGCTAAGTTTACAAAGAAAGAGCTTACTGATATTGCTAAAAAAGCTGATAATATTATTAAAGCTCATACTCCTAAGAAGCCACAAGAGGTTGCAGCTACTATTGATACTATTGAAGAGAAGAGTTCCAGGCAAAAAAAACAACCCGAAGAAAGCACAGGCGAATACAAGGTGCAGTCAACTCCTGATATTAGCAAAAAAATACTTAAGTACCAATTTGTTAAGAATGATACAGTGGTTGATACGGCTTTGCAAAACAGTCATAATCTCACTACAGGGCAAGTAAAAGCCTTTGCTGATACTAATTATGATGGTCAGTTAAATAACTACCAAGAGCACCAGCAATATGCTAACTATTACAAGGGTAGGTATATACACGACTTTTACTATGCAGAGGGGGATATATACGAAAAATTAGAACGTTTGACTATTGATTTTGCAGGCAGATTAGACGATGAGGAAGTGAAATCACAGTATAACAAGCAAAAGGCTTTACTTGAGAGCGTTTTGCCACCTAAGAAACAGTTAGAAGATATTGTTATATCACCTAACCACGAATTTGTGCATAATTTTAACTTAGGGAAAGTTGAAAAAGAGGTTTATAACCAATATATGAGGCGTTATGACACAGTTAAAGTAAATTATAATTTAGCCGAGAGTTTTAAAGACTTTGTCTTAAAACTACCTTCACAAGCCCTTGAACCTTCTTCTTCTTGGGAGGTCGTAGAGTTTGTAGATAACCAAGCAGTAACAGGTAGTGATAAAGAGCGCAATGCCTTGATACGCGAACGTCGTAAAGAGGTAGCTAATAATCTCTTTCAGAAGTTCCTTCGTGAGGAACTCTCTGAAGACCTTAAACAGAGTTTTGTAAACGAGTTTAACCGTAAATACAACAACCTCCATATACCTGACTATTCTCAGTTTCCTTTGTTCTCTAAAATAAACCAGAACTTTAAAGGAAAGCCTTTAGAACTAACAGAGGTGCAACGCGCAGGTATAGGACGATTGACGACCAAAGGGGTAGGACTATTAGCCCACGAAGTTGGTTTTGGTAAAACCTTATCAGGAATACTTGCTATGCACGAGGCTATGGAGCGAGGCAATGCCAAACGCCCTCTTATAGTTGTACCTAATGACAGCATTTTAAAGCAATGGGTGGAGACTATCTACGAGGCTATTCCTAATGCTAAAGTAAATGTGTTAGGTAACCTTGGTAAAGATTACGACCTATCTCATTTTGATAATAAAGACCGTGAAATAACCTTAGTTACTTACGAGGGGTTTCAGAATATTGGTTTTAGTGATGAAATCACCCAGCGATTAGCCGAAAAATTCTCTTATATTAACAAAAAAGAGGTAGATTGCTTAGAAAATCCTATTACAGGAGGCGTTTCTGATGAAACGATGCGTGAGCTAGAATTAGCTAACGCTAAAGAAAGGAAAATGCAGGGAATAATGAAAAGAGGTAAGGTCTACGACTGGGAAGATTTTGGTTTTGACCACCTTACTTTTGATGAAGTACACAACGCCAACCATATCGTAGATAAGGTACGTATCGAGGACAGGCGGTTTGCCTCTGATTTCCGTAGCCAAAATCAACGACCCTCGAAATTAGGGCTCAATACGTGGGTAGCCTCGCAGTATATACAAGAAAAATACGATGGTCGCAACGTTACTTTACTTTCTGCAACCCCTTTCACTAATAAGCCGTTAGAGTATTATTCTGTATTATCTCTTATCGCCAATCAGCGGTTAGAGAAATCAGGCTATTTCAATGTAAACAACTTCTTTGAGACCTTTATGGAAGCCGACAATGATATGGAGATTGATGCTAAAGGCGATGTAAAGTTTAAAACTAATGTGCGCAGGTTTAAGAATAATGCCCTATTTCAGCAGCTTCTTTCAGAGTTCATAGATATTAAAGGTCAAGAGGATAATCCTAAGTTAGTACGCCCTAATTGTATCAATAAAGAGTACAAGATAGAGCAAAATAAACTAACCGAAAAAATGTACAACACTCTTGACCTCCTTTTAGATGATACTAAAGACGGAGCTATCTTAACCCATATCCTTAACGCTCGCAAAATTGCTATTTCACCCTATCTGTATGAAGAATACAAAGGGAAAAAGCCTACTACTAAAGAATTTGTAGAAAACTCACCTAAAATTAAACTCACTATGGACTTAATACGGCAGAACAAAGCCGATGACCCCAGAGCGGGGCAAATTATCTATTCTGAATTAGGTGTTTCAGAGTTTCCAAGACTCAAAGAGTACTTAATAAATGAAATAGGCTATAAAGCTGATGAGGTAGGTATTATCACAGGGGCTACAAGCAAGAATCAACGTTTGGATATGCAAGAAAAATTTAATGCAGGAAAAATAAAGATAATCATTGGTTCAGAGGCTATACAAGAGGGTATGAATTTACAAGAGAAAACTTCTGATATGTATCTTTTGACCGTCCCTTATAACTTTACTTCAGTACTGCAAACAGTGGGGAGGGCTTGGCGACAAGGCAACCAGTGGGAAAATGTACGCATAAACTATATGCTTACTAATGATAGCATAGATGTATTTATGCTACAAACTTTGCAAAATAAACAGTCGCGCTATATGGAAGCGATGAGAAATGGAGCTAATATTATTGATGTATCAGATATAGATACACAAGAGCTTAAAACGGCTATCATTACCAACCCTGAAACACGTGCTAATATTGAAATAGAGCTACTGAAAAAACGCTATGAAAATGAGAAGACTAAACACGCTGCCGATTTAGGCTTTATCTCTCGTAAGTTTGAAGATTATACCAAAGTATATGATGAATATTTAAAAGAGAAAAAAAGCTATGAAGATATGCAAAAATGGGCAGAAAAAGATGATTATTGGAAAGAAAGGCTACCCTTTAGAGCTCAAGAAGTAGAAAAGGCTCAAAAATCAGTTCAGCAGGTAATTGAAAAACTGGCAAAGAAAGGTGTTAATATAGCCGATTTTCAGCACCAACAAGAGATTGCAGAAAAGAAAATAGCTGCTTTAGATAAGACTATCGAAGAGGAGTTGCCTATTATTCGTGAAAGACTCGTTGCTCAATACAAGCAAGAGAAGCAGGAACGACTAAACGCCCCGCAAATAGACTTTGTACAAGAACGAGCTGAAGAGAATAAAACGTTTTTCAAATTGCGTCCTAAAGAAGAGAATGAAGTATCAAAAGAGGTTGTAAAAACAGCTGAAAAGACTGCAGAAAAAGAAATACCTCAAGAGCAGGAAGAACACGTTTATAAGGCGTTTAAACGCTAATAAAACACCCCTTAATAGCTAAGCTGTTAGGGGGTGTTTTTTACATCTAAGTTCTCAATGCTGCGAAGTTTTTCGAGATAAAAGGCTCTGATATTTTGATAGTCATTATCTGTAAACTTGTTATCTCTGAGCCTCATTCGCTTATGGGTAGCTGATGATACACTCTTCTGTATCGCTCTTGCTACCTTGCTATCGGATAGTTCTAATAGCTGAATGATGTGTATTACTTTGTCGTGTGGTGTCATATTATTCTTGTGTTATCATATTAGTGCTATACCATTCCCACGCTTCATCTAAGAATTGTGTTTCAGAAATAGCAAGAGATAAAATACCCCCTACTTGTTGTATATTATTTTGTAATACTACAAGTGTGAATTGCTCATTGTCGTTGTAGGTATATCGCTTCTGTGGCTTGTTTCGTAATTCATTATTGAGAATTACCTGCTGTGTGCGCTCTCTAATTATCAATACCAATGATAAGTAGTGAGGTGAATAGATGTAATGAAATCCGCTTGGCATTTGTGTAGGCTCTATTGCCAACAAGAATTTGGGCATTTTTAATTCGAAAAGTTTGCTGTTATCCATATTATTTTGTATGTTTGCCCCTCATTTCTAAGGGTGTTAAATCGTTAGAATTGTTTTAATTTTACAAGTAAGCCCCTAATGTAGTGTTAGGGGCTTTGTTTTGTTAGTATAAATATTCAGAAATATATTCATTTATACTTTCTTCAAAGTCTTTCAAATCAAACTCATAATCTTCATCGTGAGTTATTCTACCATTGAGAGCCTTAACTATAATATTGGCTAATTCTTCACCAAAGTATGCTTTATTTGCCCAGCCTTTGGATTTCCAAGTGCCGTAACCTGACCATTGCTTATTAACCTCTATAATACAAGGTTCTAATGCTACGATTTGAGATGCCAAATCATCTACAATAGGCATTAATTCACTTACTGAATAATCACCCTTTCTCTCTGCTAATTTGTTGAATAAATCTTTCATTGTTCTAAGTGTTTTTGAATTGTTATTACTTGTTTTAATTTTACGTTGCAAAGATACGGTAACTATTTTAATTACGCAAGCATTTTGCTTGTTTTTTTGTTGTTTATTTTGTTATAATTGTAACAAATATAAAAGTGTCACAAGTGTAGGAGCAAGAAATATACTCAACACAAATAAAATGCCCCTAACAATTTGTTAGGGGTGTTAATTTTTTATTGACGAGTAAGATTATACTTATACTTATATCTTAAAGAGACATTATATTTTAGCTGTAGTGCTGTAAGTTTTTCTCCATATTCAACTTGTTTCTCTATACTAAGAGAAGATAAATTAGGATATTCTTTGTTTAATTTATCAAGTTCTTTTTCATATTCACCATTATTTCTAATAGCATCTCTATCTACTAAGAGATAGAAAAAATCAGTGTCTTCAGCTAATAATTTATTGTTATTTTCAAAAGAATAAGTAGCTAAATTTTGCTTTTTATCCTCATCAGTTATTTTATTTCCATTTACAGAGTATGTTATATCTTGGAAAGTTAATGCTCCATTCTTATCTGTTATTTTTAGCTTTTTCTTACCATCTACATTGCTAAAAACAACTTTAACTGAATAGACTTCGTAATTAGTCTCAGGACTTCCTAAGATTACACCATATAGTTGTTTGAAAATTTCATCTACTTTAGCCTTTTTTTCAGGCTTTTCAGCAATAACTTGAACTGTACCTACCCAAGTGCCTAAAAGTTTGTCGTTACCCCCATTTCCGTTGTCTACAGGAGCGTCTTTGTCTGATTTTGAACAAGCAGCAAATGATACTGCTGCGATAGTGAGTAATAAGATTTTCTTTATCATAGCGTTATATGTTTAGTTATTAATTGATTGCAAAAGTATGTATTTTATTGATAAAATCCAAAAAAAATTATCCTTTAAACAAATACATTGACCAATTTATAGCAACCTCTTCATTGCGATTATCCAATTCTTTTGCCCATTCTTGGATAAGTGGCACGAGTTCTTGGATTGTTTTCATTTGCTGTTTAATTATTTGTTAAAAGGTACATACACAGCTGTCTTCTTGGTCAAAAGGCAGGGCTAATTGATTAGGCAAGGCTGCCATACGTACTAAATCGTCAATACTTAAGTGGTTGCGGAACATTGTGCTTTGATAGGTGCTTTCTTGTGTTTTACACCAGTCTATAAAGCGGCTACCGTGTTTGATATTCTCAATTAGATTGGCAGTGCTTTTCTTCCAACATAATTCACAATTACCGAGTTTATTATGTATGCCAAGTTTGAAAGGTTGAGTACTCCAAAAAGCATTCAGTTCTTGTTGTCCTATAGGTATTTCAAAGTCTGTTAGCAAAGGAAATATGCGCTTAGTATCGGCTTTTATCTCTGCCCAGCTGATGCGCTTGGGCATATCCTCTTTGCGGTATCCTATGGCTATTTGATAGTTACCCTTTCCAAAAATCTCATCAGCAAACTTCTTACTGGGGAGGCTTTTAAGGTTCTCGGAGCAGTAAGGGGCTTTCATATTGGGTAGTCCGCTAAATACTCCTTTGTTCTTGTGGGCTATCATATTAGCAAAGGTTTGAGCCTGCATATCCATTGTTTCAAAATCTACTATCTTATAGCCTACTCCTACGCCTTTTTCGATGGAATATACCCCCTCTATAATTGTGAGGGGGATTTGCCAATGTTTAACAATATCTTTGAGAAAGGTGATAGTTTCGGAACGTTCCATACCTGTATTGCAGAAAACAAAAACTTTATTATAGTCTGCATACTTAGGGTGGGTTTGTATATGCTGTGCCATACGTGCCGAGCTACGCCCTCCTGATACGGTGATGAGTAGGTTTTTCATTCATTTTCTTATAAATTTTAATAAGCTCCAATATAAGTTCTTGTCGAGCATCTTCATAAAACCAAAAATAATATTCAGAGTTCAGCGGCTCTCCTTTTTCATTTAAAATACCATAGTTATAAGGAGGAGCTTCTTTTTCTTCTCCGTCTTCTTCATAGTGTTTTATTTTATACCATATCTCACTCTGTAAATTATGCTCTCTAAACCACTCAAAGACTTGGTCGTAACCAGGGGCAGAAATAAGTTCTTCTATTATGTTATGGTCTCTTTCTCTCCAATGGTCAAAGACAATTTCGTAAGTTAAATTACCTTCCTCATTTATAAATGATTTTCTAGTGTCATAATAGAACATTGTAGGTTTGTCAAAATGTATTTGTTTAAGAGCTTCTGCTATTGAGAAAGGCACTAATAAATTGTTATTATTCATTTTCATTTTCATTTTCATTTTCATTTGGTATACTAAGATTAATAGCTAAAATGAATGCAATGATTGCTTCTATTAAAAATCCCCAAAATACAATTGTTTGAAGACTTATAACAAAGTCAAATTGATTAAGAAAACCAATTCCTAATAAAAAAAGAGCAATACTAAGTAATCTTAGAAACATTTTTATAAAAAATCGTTTTTCAGGGTCGTTACTTGCTCCTATTTTGACACAAAAAAGTGTAAATCCTGCAGCAATGAGAATAAAAGTGTGGAATTCTGAATTAACTATCATATGTTTATTTGTTTTTATAAATTTCAATTAATTTAAAGACAAGGGCTTCTTGAGCTTGTTCGTAAGTCTTATAGAGAAAAATATCCGTCTCCTCGTCTAATATTTCGAATGAAAAGCCTTTATTGTTCTTATCTCTATAACGATAGGATACAAGCCCTACAAGATTCTTTTTTCTAAACCACGCAAAGACATCTGTCCAAGTGGGGGCAGATATAGCTATATCAGATTTGTTATGATTAGCGTTTTTGCGATTAGCAGTAAGACTATCAGAAATAATATGATACTTATCAGGGTCGCCTGCCTTTAAGTATTCACTATAATCATTCTGATAATAGAAATGGCAAGGTTCATCAAAACCTATTTCTTTGAGTTTTTTGCCGACCTCTAATGGTACAAGCCAATCTGGGTAATTTTCTTTTTCTTTGTTCATTTTAGTTTGATATTTGATGATTAGTATTTAGTGATTATTCTTCGCTTATCCTTCAATGAAGGTTCGCTTATTCAAGAGTTTCATATGTTATTCTAAATATAGACCAGTAGTTACTTGTTGGTTGTATTTGCCTCCCTCAACTCCGTGAAGGATAGTTCGTCTTTTTATTTCTTCCTCACTAAGGCGACAAGAGTTCTTTTGTGATGGGTGATAAATACCTGAACGAATTATGTATAACGAAAAAAAACTTGCTTGCATTTCCTGACGGCGTTTGTTTTTGTTTTTGGTAGTTCGGCAACGATTGACTATTGGCAAGCCGTGTTTGCGCCATTGTTGGTTTAGATGTGCTTTGAAATAGCTGTAGGCACTATCTAATGTTACCCAATCTAAGTAGGGCATCTGTATTGAGAATTCTTTTACACCACCACCTTTAATGCGGTAAACATTGTAGCTTTTATCCTTAAAGAAGTAGTTAATGATCTGCATAAATAGCCATTGGTCTAAATCAGAGGAGTACTTAAAGTAATACTCTTTTTCTGTGATACTATTAAGTTCGTCTTCTGAAATGTTGTACTTCTCAAGCAACTTGTTTAGCATTTTCTCGGCTGATTGCTGTTCTCCTGCTATGCCTCGTTTTACGAGTTCGTAGACTTTTATAATTTTATCTTTTATTTTGTCGTTCATATTGTAATTGTTTTACTAATTTACTTGTTTATACATTTAGTGATTATTCTTCGGTTATTCTTCGCTCATCCTTCGGTGAAGGTTCGCTTGATGTATTTATGTGCCTTAGTATTTCTATTAATAGTTCTGTTACTAAGTATTCATACTTATAACGTAACTCGTCTCGCTCTTTTTTTAGACGGTACATATTGTGTATGGCTATTGCTAAGAATAGCAATATAAGCAGCATAAAGAAAGTGTAATTGTCCATAGTTATAAACTTTTTTTATCATCTTTTAGGATTAGATGTATTTATATAAATTAAAAAAACTGTAGCTATAAGAATAGCATGAAATCCTATCGATGGTTCCCAATCTCTTATATCTGGAGATTTAAAAATTAAAAAACCTATACCATACATAAAAGCACAAATAATTAATGCTTTTATAATTTTTATTTCTGTTGTATTCATAGTTATTTTACTTTTTCAATTTTTACAATAAAGCGCTTATAGTAGATAGAGTGTGTTTTTACATCTTCAAAACACTCTTGAGTTTTTTCAAATTGTCCTATTATCTTTTCATTGGTAGACAAAGTAATTTCAAGTAAAGGAAGTTTATCTATTTCCTTTTGTCTCTTTTTTTTCATCTCTTCTTTAAGTTCCTTTTCTTCTCTTTCTTCCTCTTCTATTTCAGTAGGTGTTTTTTCTCTTTCCAAAGTTATACTAAACAAAAAAAGTATTGAAGGAATTAGAATCATTAAAATACATAAAACTACCGCTATGGAAATAAAACAAAATTCTAAAAAGGGATTTTTTATTCCTTTTATAAAAGAATCAATTTTATCTGATAGTTGATTATCAAAAAAGAGTATCATAATACTAACGTATAGTAAATACGAACTAATACATAAAAGAGAGGTTTTAACAATCCAAAATTTAATTCTTGTCATTTTATTCAGTTTTAATTAGAAATTTTACTAAGGTTTTAATCTTTCATTATTTCATTAGCATCGCTTACTATGATAGCAGCTACAACTATAAAGGCAATGATGTACATAAGTGTTTCCATATTAATTGTGATTTTAAAAGGTTACTAAATCGGTAAATTTTGAGGTTGCCATATTGACGCTGCAACGCTCGGCAAGTATGCCTCCGTGTCGGTTCTTAGATATGATAATCTCTACTTCATTGTTGGTGTTTTCGTTGTTATACTCTTTGTCCCATCGCTCAATTCCATAGTATTCTGGGCGGTATAGAAATATTACCTCGTCAGCATCCTGCTCAATTGCTCCAGAGTCTCTTAAATCAGAAAGAAAAGGGCGTTTGTCAGCTCGTTGTTCTACATTGCGTGACAGTTGCGAAAGAGCTATAACAGGGATGTTGAGTTCTTTTGCCAAACCTTTCAAAGAGCGTGATATATAGGATATTTCTTGCTCTCGGTTGCCTGCTTTTGGGTAGGTGATAAGCTGTAAGTAGTCGATAAAGAGTATATTGATATTGTGTCGCAGCTTCATTGCTTTAGCTTTTGTTTTAAGGTTATCAATAGATAAAGCTGAAGTTTCATCTATGTGTATATTCATATTTACTAAGTTATCCTTAAGCAATATATACCTTTGTATTTCCTCATCATTAAGTCCTTTACGAAGCATAGCAGAGTTAGGTATATTAGTGTAATTGGAAATGATTTTAGTAGCTATTTGCTCGTCTGACATCTCTAAAGAAAAGACTCCTACTGAATAACCGTACTTTACCATATCAATTATTTGCTGTACTAAGAAAGTAGTTTTACCCATACCAGGGCGACCTGCTACAATGGTAAGGTTAGAATTTTGCCAACCTCCTAATACTTTATTGATGATACTTAGAGAACTTTGTAACCCTGTTGGTTTGCCTTTGTGTATGCTTTCAAAGTTTTCTTGCACAGCAGAGACCAATTGAGGGAACTCACGGGCTTGACGGTTGTTTTCGATGAACTTATCAATAAACAAGTTATTGAAATACTCGAAAGCTTTGTCGCGAAGGTCGAATATATCATTCTCAACACCCTGAGCCATATTGAGTAGGGTAGAGAATTTGATAATAAAGTCACGCTTCACTTGTTCTTGTACCAATAGCAGTATATGGTGCTCTATATTGGCTGAAGAACCTACGAACATTGAGAGCTCGATACAATATTGAGTTAGTTGTGATACTTTGTTTTTTTCAAACTCTTTTCCGAGTAGTATTATATCCATTGCGTTATACTTCTTCCAAACTTGTACGATAGTATCGTATATTATTTGGTGCTCAGTTGCAGAAAAAAGACTAACGCTTAGCATATTGTAATACTTGGCTATCAGCTGTGGTTCGTTTACAAGGCTACCGAGTACGTATTTTTCTATATCTATGTCTATTGAACTATTCATCATAAGTTGCTTTTGGTCTCTTTATATTTGGTATATTAAAGATGTTTTTATTATCACCCCTCAGATAAGGTATGGTATTTTTTACGGTTTGTTTCCAATTGGTAATAGGTCTGTTATAACCACTTATCCAACCATTATTTACCCAATATTCGTATTTTGTTTTTAGATGTTCTTCAAGAGAAGGCTCATAATTAGGTAAGGTTTTAAAGAAATTGAGCACCTCATCAAAAGTAGGAATGTCCTTAGTAACAGGTGTATCTTTTTTTGTATTTTCAGTTGTTTTAGGCATCTCTGGAGCCTTTGGGGCTTTAGGTACTTGTTCTGGTATCACTGGAGCAACAGTAGGAACAGCTACAGGTGGTAAATCCATTTTGGGTATCTCTGGAGCTTTTCGAGCTTTAGGTACTACAGGGGTACTTTTAACTACTGGCACAGGGATAGGTGTTTTTTCTTTTTCTGCAACTATAGTGGGGGTAGGTGCTTCAGGCTCTTTTATTTTTCGATTGATAGTATAATCAGTTATTATTTTGTAACAAACAGGTAATCCGTTGACAATCCGACAGCTAATAAGTCCTAAATCTCTGAGGGCTTTTCGTGCGTTTTTAATAGTATTTCGGCTTAACCGAAGTTGTGTAGATAGTTCAGTATCGGAAAACTCAAAGTCAGTTTTTTTATTTTTGTCCCAATTTTCCAATAAAAATAGATAGACATTGGTAACAGATGAATTCTGAGGAAACTCATAATTCATTTGCCAAAACCTCCTTATTAAATCTATGTATTCCATTATGATACTTTGTTTTTATCAATTAATTCTAATGCTTTTTCACGGTCTATAATCAGGATTTTACCATTCTGAAATATAGCTTCATCTAAAATTCCAGATTTTTTAATTTTACTTGCTGTATTTCGTGAACAGCCCAATATTTTGGCTAATCCTTTTATACCATATTCGTATTTGTTTTTTGGCAGAAATGAGATGAGTTGTTTTTGCAGTTCTTCCATAAGTTCAGCTTTTAGCTCACCAATAGTTAATTGCCAAACAGGTGTATAAGGGTCAATCATAACGTTTTTGGAATAGTGAGATTGCAAGTTCGGTATCTATTATTATTTTGCGCCCGTTTTGGATAATAGCTTTATCTAATTGTCCCGAGTTTTTAATATTTTGGGCGTGTGTTTTAGAACAGCCTAATATATCTGCAAGCCCTTTGATACCATAAACATATTTTTTTTGAATAGGTTTTTCTTGCTCTTTATCCTTAGGTAATTCTATAGGTATATTTTTGTCTAACTCAGTAGGTAAAGAAGCTAATACTTTAACGATTTTAGCTTGTATATCTATAAGCTGCTCTCTTATAGTTGGGTCTGTATTGTTTATAAGTTCCATAGTATTATTTATTTATTGTTAAAAACATATTCAGCCAATATATTAAGGTTCTCAGTGTCGAGACTACGGATAAAGTCTATCCAGCCAAGCTCATTGTTATTGTGTTGCGTGCGATATCTTTGCGCTCTATCGGTTAGATGAGCTACTATAGTATTAGGAACTTTACCTATATAGATATCTGTTACAATACTTATATTCTTGTTGTATAAGAACCTAATAACGGTAAGTAATGCTTTTGCTTCTATTTTCATATTATTAGTTTTTAAAATCAATTTTCAACTGATTAGGGTCTTCTTCTGTGGTACCTATAGGGTCTTTTTCAAATATTTGCTCTTCTGTAAAACCTTTCTCCTTATAGAACATAACAGCCTCCCATAGAGTAAGATTACGGCTATTACGCCGTGCTAATCCTAGTACAGACTGCTGCTGATTGCCGAGCCTCTTAGCGAGCTCTATACTGAACTCGTTATCGTTCAGTATTTTTTCGATGATAATTTTGCTAACTTTCATTTTAATTTTATATATTTGCCGATTATTTTATATTTACATTTTAAATATGAATACGTTTACATTTTAAATATGAATATATTTACATTTCGGTTGCAAATGTATAGCTAAATATCTAAATAACAAAATAAAATTAGAAATATTTCTCAATTATGAAACAAAGAATTTTACAATTTATTGATTATAAAGGGATTAGTAAAAATAAATTTTATATTGAAACAGGGTTGTCTAATGGTATTTTAGATAAAAATTCTGGTTTTTCAATGGATACAGTTGAGAAAATATACTATAAATATCCTGAAATAAATCTGGAGTGGTTGGTTACAGGAAAAGGAGAGATGTTAAAACCTAATATAAAACAAGTACAGAGAGATATTGGAAATAATAATACTTTGAGCAACATTAATGGTAAAGTTGGTGGTGATATTACCATATCACACAATGAAATATCTGATTTTATTGAATTGCACAAAGAAATGAACTCTATAATAAAAACTACACAAAACCAATTATCAGAAAGTCAGAAACAAGTAAATATCTTATTAGAAATTTTGAAAAAACAAACAATATGAATTGTTATAATCATACAGATACTCCTGTAGTAGGTACTTGTATAGATTGTGGAAGAGGATTTTACAAGATGTATAAATTAGAAAAACAGCAGTAAATATGAAACTAAAATACCACTGCCAATTTCTATTAGATAAAGAAAAAGATAAGACAGATGCCCGTGTGCGGTATCGTATAAAATGGCAAGGGAATATAGTTGCTTTTAATATAGGGTACCGTGTGGATATAGATAAATGGAGTGAGGAAAGCCAACGTTGTAAAGCTAATACAACACACGGGAAAAAGAAAATTCCTGCTAATGTTATCAATAGGAAATTACAACAGTTTGAACAAGCGTGTGAAGATACTATAAAATATTTTGAGGTACAAAATGTGGTACCTACTAAAGAACAATTTCAAGCAACGTTTAACGCAGATTTAGGTAGAGAGAAAAAGGTTATTTTGGAGAAAAACTTTTTTCAGTATTACGATGATTTTATGGAAGAGGAGGGAGCTTTTAACCAATGGACAGAAGCTACCAAAACAAAATTGAAAGTAATAAAAAATCATTTGTTCAACTTTGACCCTGAGCTTGCTTTTGAAAAACTTACTGAAGAAAAATTAGTAGAGTACCTTAATTATTTACAGCAGGAATTAAAACTAAAAAACTCTACTATTTTAAAACATATCTCTTTTGTAAAATGGTTCTTGAGATGGAGCTGTAGGAAAGGATATAATACAAATACTTTCTTTGATGTTTTTAAGCCCAAACTAAAAAACACTCAAAAAAAGGTTATTTTTCTTACTCCTACTGAGTTTAAACAGTTTAGAGAATATCAAATACCAGAACAAAAAAAATACCTTGAGAGAGTGCGTGATGTATTTCTATTTCAGTGCTTCACAGGGCTACGATATTCGGATGTAGAAAATTTAAAGAAAAGTGATATACGAGATAACTTTATAGAAGTAACCACAGTTAAAACAAGTGATAGCTTAAAAATAGAACTAAATCAATATAGTAGGACTATTTTGGAAAAATATAAAGACTATCAGGATAACAAAGGGCGAGCTTTGCCAGTTATAACTAATCAGAAGATGAATGAATACTTAAAAGAATTAGCTGAATTAGCTGGTATTAATGAGCCTATCCGAGAAACCTATTACATAGGTAACGAACGCTTTGATGAGGTAACTCCTAAATATGCATTGATAGGTACGCACGCAGGAAGGCGAACATTTATCTGTAATGCACTTTCATTAGGTATACCGCCACAGGTAGTAATGAAATGGACAGGGCATAGTGATTATAAAGCTATGAAGCCTTATATTGATATAGCTGATGAAACTAAAGCTAATGCTATGTCAAAATTTGATTTATTATAG